TCACCATCGCCCCAAGTAATATCGTATCTGTTTGGATTACCGTCTGCTGTGATAGTGAGTGTTACTGTTGTGCCAGCACCACCACTTGTAGTATCTGCAGTAAAATCTACATTACTTACTGCAGTGCTATTAAGAACGTTTTGTATTGCTTCATTAAGATCGTCAATAGCATCTGTAACTTTTGTACCTGTCACAAAACTTTTGTACATTGCATCTGTAGTCAAACTGCTGTCAGTTGGAGTACCCAATGTGATCTGCATGCCTGTGCTGATTGCACCACCACTTACTTGTGCATCTACATATGCTTTGATGCTTTGTTGTGTTGCTAGTGCAGTTGCACTGTCACTAGTAAGTCCATCTTCATCTAATATGCTGCTAACGCTGGTGCTGCTACCAAGTTGTAGACTGCCTGCAATGTTAGCATCACTGTTTAGTTTTATAATGCCGGTGCCATTTGGATCAATAATGATGTCTTCGTTACTGCGACTGCTGACAATGTTATAACCAGCAACATCCAAATCACCACCCAATTGTGGACTAGTGTCAAAACTTAAATCTGTGTTGATTCCTGTCAGATTGCTGCCATCACCAGCAAACGATGTGGCTGTGACAGTACCTAATACGTCTAGTGCAGTTGTAGGATTTGTTTTTGCAATACCAATGCGACCATTGGCATAATCTATCACAAGGGTGTTGGTGTTAAAGGCTAAGTTGCTATCACGTTCTAGATTTGCTTTTAGGGCTTTACCCCCAATACGACTTATAGCCATAAACTCATAACTCCGCTATCTTGCGATCACCTACTAACATCCGAGGTGACAGGGTTTATTAGTGTTATTTATGAGTGTTAATTGCTGTCGTATCCATGAATCACAGTGATAGTTTCACTGTCACCCGGAGGACTTGTGAATGTGATAGTTGTGCCACTAAGTGTGTAGGCACTTGCTGGATTCTGATAAACGTTACCCACCGCAACAACAATACGCTGTGTTTGATCACTGGTAACACTGGTGCTCATTGTAAACGCAACTGTCGATCCATCGCCTGTAAATGAATCTTGTGTTACTGTGACAACACCTGTTGTTGACAGTGTTTGGAACTGTGTACCATCATAAACTTCTAGCGCACCATCATCTGTGTTAAAGCGGAGGTCACCTGTGTCTGGATCACTTGGACGATCTGCGGCGCCGCCGGATGGTGTGCTGGTTGCTCCAATATCATCTTGTTTGATTGTGTTGCCACCGTCAAAACTGCCTTTGTTTTTTACAAAACCTGCCATTAGATTGTTACCGAGCTAACTGTTGCGTATATGCTTGATCCTGCACTTGCAAGACATTGTACTGTGTCACCATTGCTTAGAACTAATTTTTCTAAGTTAATAACATAAGTATCTGCCGGATCAATTGTAATTGTTTTAACAATTTTATTTGTGACTCCTGCACTACCTCCATCTTGTACAACATGTATATCCAGTGTTCTTGCTGCGGCATTGTCATTCATAAAAAACATACATGTAATAGCAGTTGTGCCACTGCTTGTGTATACTGTGGTTGCACCTGTTCCTACTGCACCTGCTTGGGTAATAGCCATTTGTTACTTCCTTTAAAAAATTAATCCATACACGATGGCTTTTGATTTACTTACCAATTCATCACTGGTGCTGCCATCAACAAAATAAACACCAGTACCACCACCTGCTGCAGTGTCTGCATACAACAGTGTTGCTCCTGTGGCACTTGCTGGTGCACTTGCAAGATCATTAAGTTTTAACGCACTTGCTATTGTGACTCTGCCTGTGCCATTTGGTACTAACTGAATGTCTTCGTTACTTTGAGCACTCACAATGTTAAAACTGTTTATGTCAAGATCGCCACCCAGTTGTGGTGTTGTGTCTTGTAAAACTGCAGTTAGTCCTGCACCCACACCTGTTAGAATTGCATCATATGAGCTGCCATTGTCTGTGCTGATTTTAAATGTGTCATCATTTTCATCAAACACAATAAATGCATTATCTGAACTGCCCCTGTCTATTTCAAGGCCACTGTAGCGTCCTGTAACACCTGCGCCACTTTCGCCGTCATTAAGAGTTATAACTCTATCAGCAATATCAGTATTTGTACTGCTCACAGTTGTTGTTGTTCCACTTACAGTTAAATCACCTGTGATAATGGTATTAGATGCTAGATTTATATTGCCTGTAGCATCAAAGGTTAAATCACCTGTAATTTTTTCAGTTTTTGCCATTAGAGATCCATCATTCTGTTGTATTATTTATCATAGTCTCAAACTGTGCTGATGTCATTGTTTGAAAGTTTTTGTGTCTAGTCCACTGTTCAGGTGTGTATCCACACAATGGATTGACGTGTATAAAACGTTGACTGCTATACTCTGTAACAATTGCATCCATTTGACTGATCCAATTGCTGTGCGGAGTTGCTGCACTGTCACTAGTTTTGTAGTGTTTTGTATCAGCATACAGATTGTTCAAGTGTTTGGTATTACTGATAAGATCCATACCTATTAAAAAAATATAAGCATGTCCATTTTGTGCAGCAATAGTTGCAGCAACAGGACCACTGCTCCAACCTGCATTCTTTTGTATTTGCATTGCATTTTCTGTGAGTAATGCATTGCTCCGTGTGTATACAGTGTGTCCTTTTTGTTGTAGTTCCAAACTTATTTCTTTGTCAACTGCAACACACACATCATATGACATGTCTTCGGCCGCACGATTACACACATACAAGCGTCCTACACTTTTTAAATACATAGGATCTACTTGTTTGCGTGTTTTACCGTTGCCTAATACAAATCCAAATTGTGTCATGTCAATAAAAAAGGTTACAGTCTATTATAACTGTAACCTTTCTTTGTGTCAATAGCAAAATTATGCTGTTACAATTTGTACACTTACATTTTCTACTGCACTTGTTTGGTCATCGACCCACTGTGCGCGATCGCCTGTTGCGAACTGTGTACTATCAATGTTTTCCAATGTTACATAGTTTTGTGTAAGTTTAGTTACATATGCTGTGTTACCATCGCTGTCTGTTGCGACTAGTGAACACTGACCTGCTGCAAGTGCGCCACTTGCTACTGCAACTAATTGACAAGTTTGTGTACCATCACTTGTAGTGACGCGAAACTTTTTAGTGCCTTTTTGAATTACTTCTGTAGTAACGTTTGCACTGCCACCGTCAACGAATGCCTGCATTGTTATCTGCTGACCTGTTCCGCCACTTGCGCCAATTGCGCCAACGTGGAAGTTGCCACCTACTGTTTCTGCTCTTCTTAGTGGTCTACCCATTTGTTTTCTCCTTCAAGAAGTCCTATCCCAGTTCTCCTGGGTACGGGGTGGTGTCCCCATAAGCCGTTTTTTGCCGGCATAAGTATTTATTCGATGTCACTGTTAAAATTCAAATACAACAATCAAACATGGGGTATTGTGCGCAACCAAAAGTGCGCAAGCACAAGCATACTAAGTTATATTGCACAGGCTTTGTGGGATGCTGATCCCGAAGAGTTACAGGCATACAACACGTTTCATGTTCATGCTCCTGATGTATATCACAAACTGATGTACTTTGATCAATATAAAACATTATTAGAAGATTGTGATATACGCATTGCAGTTTGGCGTAATCCTGTAGACAAGTTTGTAAGTGGATATTATCACACTATGTTTGCACCCAGTGGTGCACAAGATGCATTGTGGCAAGGTGAACATACACTAGATGAGTTTTTAAAACATTTCGAACACTACATGACTAGTGCTACAGTAAAAGAGCATTGTGAAACAAATACTGCTAGACTGGGCAATGAAAAAAGTTTTTATACACATGTGTTTGAATATACAGAATCATATAAAATTGCTGAAATGTTAAATGTTAAAACAGTTAATCTACGACAAACAGATCCAAAACCAAAACTATCAAAAATACAGAACACTTTTATAAAATATCTTATGAAAGAAGATTATACTAACGGTTGGTGCAAATAAAAACAGCACCCGAAGGTGCTGTTTCTATAATAGTATGCGCTAGGCTTATGAGAATGAGATGTTGCTCATTGCTACCTCGCCAACGTAATCGCCGGCGTTGCCTAGTGAACTTGCTGTGTTTGATAGCTCAACGTAACCATAACGTGTCATGAATGATACGACTGGCTCGAAAGTTGATGGATCAAGCACTGTGCCACTTGACATTAGTGGAACGTATGGGCAATAGAATGCTGCCGCATCTGTTTCACTTGAGCCTTTGTAGCCAACAAGTACTGCTGTTGAATCTGCAGCATATGAATCCACATAAATGCGCATTGCGCCGTTAAGTGTACCTACAAACTTGGTGTTTGTTGGTGCTTCAAATGTGCCTTCTGTTGTGCGAGCAAACGCTGAAGTTGATGCTGACTGAAGAACTGTTAGTGCCTCAGGTGAAACAACTGCAAAGTTACCTGCACCACGACGTGTGCGCTGTGCAATCTTGTTTGCTGTGCGGTTGATTAGAACTGCAAGTGCTGCATGCTCGTCACCAACGTATGTTGCTGTACCAGAAACTGCTGCTTGGTTGAATGTTTCTTCAGTAGCTGCTAGTGAACGTAGTGAACCTAGAACTTCCTGATCAATTTCAGCAGTAATTTCTTGTGCTAGAGCTGCCATGATTTCAGCTTCAACATCAATACCATGCATTGATTCTGCATCTTGTGCAGCTTCAAATGTCCAGCGTGCCTGTAGCTTGCGTGTCTTTGCTTCGACAGGCTGCTTTAGGATCTGGATGCTGATCTGTGAACCACCAGTACCTTCTTTGCCTGCTGTTGTATCAGCACGACCTGTTGTGGTCGAACCTGAATATGCTGTAGCAATTTTGAATGGTGATAGTGCTTCGTCACCAGCAACTGTGTCTGTATCAAACGGTGCTGCTGCTGTTGAAGTTACACTGTCTGCATAGCGAACGCGAAGTGTGTGGATCTGACCCACTGGACCTTGCATTGGCTGTACACCAACGATTTCGTTAGCAATAACAGTTGGCATAACACGTCTGATCACTGGAAGGATCACGCGGTTAAGTGTTGCGATGTTACCTGAAGCTGAAGCGCCTGTTGAAGCAGCCTCTTTCAAGTACTTGCGTGTGTTCTCAAGAACAACGCCCATTGATGAACGACGGTTACCTTCTAGACCCTCAAGTAGTGCGTCTTTGGTATCGTTCCAACGGCTTTCTAATAGTACGTCTGACATTATAGTCCCCTTATTGTACTCTATTTAAGCCCTGCTAACGCACGAAGCTGAACAATGTTGCCATCATCTTTGCTTTCTGCTGCAGGTTTTTTAGTTTGTTTATCACCAGTTACTTCTTTGATGTTTTCATTGATCATTTCTTTTTCAACTTTTGATTCTTTGATAATTGACTTACCATCAAGTACTGCTGGTAGATAACGGTCGAAAGCGCCTTTTAACTTTTCAGTTTGTACACTTTCTAATAGATCACGCATGATTGCGCCTTTCTCTTTGTTGAGTGGTTTGAGAAGTGATTCCATTGCATCCTTGCGAGCTGTGCTCTCAGTGATTGCTTTGATTTCTGCTTCTTTACTCTCAACAATTTGATTCTTTTCAGCAACTGCTACTTTTGCTTCATCAAGTTGTGTTTGAACCTCTTCCATCTTAGACTTTAGGTCTTTGATTTCTTGGTTCTCATTTAACATACTTGAACTAAACTCAGTGGCAAATGCTTCGAAAATCTTTCTTCCAAAGTTGTTATTTTTAGCAACTTCGATATCCTCTTTTAATTGACCGATTTCTGACTTAAGATGTGCGGTAACTGCTTCTTCAAGAACTGCACTAGACTTCTTAACAAAGTTCTCTTTAAGAGCTTTAAACTGCTCACGAGCCTCTTTTACAAGGCGAACTTTTGTCTCAACGACGTCTTGGCGATCTGCTTGGAACTCTTGAATTTCTTCAGAGAGTTGACCAACAACAAACTGTTCCAATTTTGCAATTGTATCTGCTTGTGCTGCACGATCATTGTGTAGTTCTTTGATTTCTTCAGATAGTGTTTTAACCATAAACTGGTCAAATGTACCTGAACTTTCTGTCATCTTAGTAACAAAACGAGCACGATCTTCTGCAAGAGCTTTTTTCTCTTCAGCAATTTGTGCTAATTCTTCACTTAGACTTTCAGTTACCATACGATCCAAAGCCTCAACCATTGTAGACTTATCATGTTCATATCGACGTGCAAACTCTTCACGAAGTTCAGCAGTTACAGATTCACGTGTTTCGTTCATCTTTGCGTCCCATGCTTCTTGAATTTCGTTGCGAGTTGACTCGTTAACAAGATCACTGTCTAATAAAGGTTTTAGAGCATCTAGCATTTTGATCTCCTAGATCTTTAGATCCTTGATAAGACGAACAACTTCGTCCTTCAAGTATTTTTGCACTCGAGCATTGCCGTTTGATTCACGGGCCATCTCCAGCACTGAATGGCCATGGCGCATATTCAACAAGCCTTCATATATGGCTGTAGGATATGCATTAGGCGCACTTGGTTGTGCCACAACATCCACTGTGACAATTTCAAAATCAGATACATGACCAGATGATTCTGCAACGTTACCGCTGCCTCTACTGCTCACACCTAACTTTACTCCACTATCCAACATGGTTTTAACTAAATTACCCATTGGAGTTGGAAGGATTTTTAATTTTCCATAACCGTTAGGACCATCCATCCACATGCTCTCAATCATGTGACTCACACGATCAAGATTAATTTTTAAGTCATCTGGATGATCAACTTCGCCTAAGACACTGTTGCCTTTGCTAATTTGTTCATTAAGACTTCCCACGGCATCAGAAATTTCAGAAACAGGGTAAACACGCTGGTTTGCGTTTTTAACCCCGCCCTGAATACAAATGCCTTTCATGTAGAGATCCTTACCATCATTGGCACTCTCAAGTACAACTTGAGCTTGATCAAATGTAAGGTTTTCTCTTAGGTAGTTCATAAAAGGTTACCTTAGACTTTCTTCATGT